CGGTTCAATCTCCGACTGCCAGACAACTTGCATTCCTGCTTCTTCGAGTCCAAGATCGAATCCTCCTATCCCGCTAAACAGCGACCCCACCTTCACCGCGCCTCCATTAGCATGGTCAGATCCAGCTATCCCTCCAGTAGCGAATACTCTACGGTCCGGCCAACCGGTGTAGATATTACGGGAATCAAGTTCCTCCTTAGCTCACAGATGGTGGCGGATGTACCCGTAGAGTCAGTTGCCCTTTGTAACTGCCGGGTCGTATGCGGCCCAAGCATGAGTAACCGCAAGACCTTCCAAAGCCGCTCAGAGTTCTTCAGCTCCTCAAAGCGTTCCTTGTCCGCTCTCTTTCTTGGCATAGATTTCACCCACCGGGATCTGCTGTACCAAGCCGGGATCGACTACCACCGCTCCTTTGGCCATATTATGCTCCTTTTTTTAGATCTCCGAATTTCTCTCTTAGATTCACCGTTTTATCACCGAGCTTTATCACCACATATCCAACCTCCCACAGTCCCCGAAGCGCTTTCCGGCTGCCATCGGCGGCCTCTTTCCTCAATTCCCGAAGGTGCTTAGCTTTTTTGGTCTCCACAAAACCCAATGGGGATTTAAACACTGGTTGCCAGGTCATTTTTACCTCCGATACTGAGGCTGTTTCCTGAACGCATCTATGAGCTCAGCGATCGGCTTCTCTGGACGTTTTTTACTTAGAGCTGCCACCAGCTCCAAGGCCACCTTCACATCTGTTGGGTGACCGCGGAAATGCAAAACGCCTTTCGGCTTTTGAGCAACACCGTACCGCATCAAATTCATCATCATCCCGAAGATTTTATTGACCGCTTCATTCTCGTCTCCAATCTCGTCCCCCCACTGTCGGCAGCGATCGATGACCGCCAGACAGACCTTTTTGACTTCATCCCGGAATTCCCTGTCCCGGTTCTTACCACCCTGACCAAACCCGGTTTTACCAGAGAGAAAGTCCTCCACTTTTTTGGAGTTCTGGTCCCGGTCTGGTTTTGAGTTTTCCACAGACTTGTCAACATCACCCGCCGGAGGCGCTGGTTCTTTTATCTTTGCTAATGATGATGCTGATGATGATGCTAATGATGTCGTCAGGTATTTTTCCGGTATTTTTCTTTTTCGTTTCTTTTTGGATTCTTTTTCGTCTCCATATAACTCCCATTTAGTCTTAAAGTTACGCATCCGGCTTGAATAAAGCTCTCCATTTTCGCCCAACTTTAACACCTTAACATCTACCACTAATCGATCCTTTGTTTGTGTCCATTGTTCCAAGCTTAAGCGTAAAAATTCTGCGAGTTTCTCGTCAGAAATTGGAACCCCCTGTTCCCGGAGAAGAGTTCCCCTCTCTACACCATTTACCCACATTTTTGACCACAGGCGCAGAAGAATTCCCAACTCCTCATTGGAAAGTTCCTCGATCTTTTCATCTGTTAAGAGCTCAGCTGCGTAGACCTGAAAATACGGAGTAGGCTGTCGTGGCAATTTTCCCTCCTCTACCCTCTATTTTAAAAGCAACTTCCAGATGACTCCCCATAGCCCGATCATCACAAAAAGAAGCGCACCGATAGCATCTTCGTTTATCTCTGTGATATTGCAACGGCTTCCCATGGAAGGCCAAAGTTCGCGTAATGCAGAAAGCTTCAATGTATCCCCTCTTTTTTATCCCCTCCTATGCGGAGGCACATAGTCTATCCCCAGCACCCTGAAGAATTCCGCTTCTGTATCCCCGGCCAGCTTCTTCCCGTTCTGGTCATAGATGCCGGGATGTGCACCACCGACGGCGAAATGCCACCCCTGGTTTTTGGCCAGTATGCAGAGCTTTTTGTTATGGTCTGCAGATCCGGTCCGGATCAATCCCAACACGCCCCAGGTCTCCTCGGTGGCAAACCACAGATCCACCGCGGTGGTCTCAAAGACCATGGCCATCTTTGCTGCACCCGCTGAAATCAGCTGTGGCATGCTCTCTTGTGTGCCGGGAGCATACTTGGCATGCCTGTTATCTTTAAACCACCCCAGGAGGTCCACGGCGCCCCGTGGCCGGAAGATACAGAGTAGGTCGATGTCCTTTACCTCCGGCTTCTGTCTCCGGATGCTGCCCACCACCTGAAGGCTCTTACAGAACGGCAGGAGGATCTCGCACAGCCTCCTGGATCGATCATTGGCTACCGCTAAAGGAATCATTTGCCCACCTCTACCGCAGGCCTGGGATCCAGCCAACTGCCTACAACATAAATATGCTCTGAAAGGTGTTGCTTCAGATACATGCAATAATGAAGAAACCTATAACCACGAAATCCGATCATGGGGATAGGCTTTATCCACTTCCAAGTTTTAGCATCCATAGCGACATACCAGCCACTCGGCCAATGTGTGCCCGTAGTTGCGCAACTGCGCTCTGAGCATAAAACGTCTCTCACTACAGCGAAGCCGCGGAGGTAACCATCTTCAACATAGAAAACTCGGTCGCCAGTCTCAACAGGGGGTTTGTGAGCATGAGGGGGAGCAAGTCTTCGGAAGTATGCTCCACCTCCCTCTCTAATGCAGTCTTGCGCCTCTCGTGCAGCGTTTGCCATCTGATTCTTAGGCATCGTTACAACTATGTCCATATTCAATTCCTCTTTTTGTTCTCCCTACTTATCCCCATCATCTTTCAACTCTCCATCCCTGTCTGTATCCTATTCGCCCATTGTGAAATTCGCATCCTGTGTTTCGAGATACTCAAGTTCCAGATTGCCGATCTCATAATCCACCGGCGTCACCAGATCCTTCTGCGCTGCCAGATAATCGGCATGGTAGACGATCAGCTCGTTCTTGCTGTACTTGTCCAGGGGCTTCTGCGCTTTCTTCGGCGACCAGGGACCCATGTGAAAGCGGATCATTTGCCAGATGTCAACCTTCCACTCCTCCTCTTCTGACGGTGGAATTTGTACCTCTTCGCTGTTTTTAGAAAAACTTTTATAATACCTTAACTGTACCAGCAGCGGATGATTCTCATAGTTCTGGTATGGACCGTAACCTCGCCCGCCCTTCTGCCCGTCATGCAGGATCATGGCAGAGATAATCCTATCTGCTTTATCCGAAGGAATGTTCCAGCCATGAGCCCGGATTAGCTTCTTCCCGAAAAAGACCACCCTTTTGATGTGCACCAGAAGTCCGCTTTTAACCAGGGTACAAGCCGGATGATATAGTCCCGTGGAGCTCCCCGGCTGTATCCAGAAGTGCTCTGGAAACGTAGCCATCACCTGGATGGTGAAATTCCGGATCTCATCCGATTGAATCATGGCCAAGTCCTCAGCGAAAACCTTCTGCTTGCCAGCCTCGGTCATCTTAAGCATTTGAAATTTCCTCTCTCAAAGGTAGCCGTGAAACCCGAATTCTGCTTGCGGCTGCTCATCGGACGGGCGCGTATCAGGTTTTTACCGCAATCTCCCGTCACGGCTACCTATGTTTATGGTTTCGAATCTTTGTCCACCTTGTCTCTGATTTTCTTCAGGTCTGCCGTCGATAGCGACAACAAGGCCGGAACCGCACCGCTACACTCGAGAATCTTGGCCACGTAGCTGACAACCTCTTTTTTCGCTCCAGCCTTGAGAGTCAATAGATCTCTCTTCAGGTCCTTCACGAATTCAGCCTTTTCCTCCGGAGACATTTCATCCTTCTCCGGCTCCGGTTCGGTCTGTGTATCTGCTGGTGGCGTGGTCTTAGGCGGAATCGAGTCCCTATACAAGAGCATACCAGGATCCTTCTGCATGATCCTGGTGTCGATAAGCGCCACAGTATCCCGGACCACTGCCTGCCGGATGCCTATTCTCTCCTGAGTGGTCAACGGCTCAACCCTATCTGCGACGATCCAGTTGAAAGCTTTGTTCCATACCCGTTCACAGAGCTTGTCCAGGCATCGGTGGAGCTCCCCACGAAAATGGTTTTCCCACGACCGGTAGGAATGAGCAAGTCTTTCTCCTCGAGCCGCAGCGGACCTACCGGGAATCTTTTCATGTAGCAATAGATACACCCGTGCAGACACTTACCACGAACAGGGTTCCCGGTGTGAGTTACCCAGGGATACATGTTGCCGGTCTGTTTGTTGAGTCGCACAATCCCCCCTATAAATTCATGTCTCCTTGATGCTTTTCTACGGTGAAGCGAGCAGCCTGTCTGAAAAACCCTGCGAAATGGCTTAAATCGTCGCCCCGGTGCATTTGGACCAGAACCAACAGTTGTAAGTAGTCTTGCTCGAAATCGCCATCTTTCTTTGATGTCACCGTTATCTTATTTATTACTCCATCAAAATCCATCGGTCCCCTCCTCGTTTTTTTGCCTACAGACTTGGCCACATCCCGCAAACACTTATCGCAAAACTGGCCAGTTGATCTACCCTCTGAACTGATTGACATCAGCGTTCCATCTTTCACGGGCCTACCACATTTGGGGCAAACCGTTTTTTCTTTTGTCTCCATGTCACCACCCTTATTTAGACGGGACGGCCCCTGGCGGGGACATCCTTGTCTTTTCCGCCGGGGGCCTGGAGCTGGTCATGGTGAAGCAGAACATCAACTATCTTACTCGAGTATTTTTGGAGGTGAACCAAGTCGGTGCATCCTGGCCAGAATTCAAGCAGAAGTGCAACAATGTTTGCTTCTAACTTCTTTCTGTCTTCCTCGGTTTTGTGCATGCAAATTGTGGTGTGTGATAGACCTTCCCTTAGTTGCCGGTGTAATTCGTCAATTTCATCAGACAATCCTTTTGTGTAAAACACCTCAGCACTCACTGCGTCTCGGAAAGACTCGATGAGCTTTAAAGCTTTATCCCTCTCCACAAGAATTGCGCCAACATTGATTTCTTCTGATTCCATGCCGCTACTCTCCCTTCGATTTTTATCCCCGGCGGTAGTTTTGGATTGCCATCGCCAGGGATCCGTCGCACCACAAGGAGGCGGATGGTGGCTCCCGCCTCCAGGTCTCAAGACATCTCTCAACCCGCTCCACCACCCACGCCGGCAATGGCTTGCTGACATGATCCTGTCGCCCCTCTCGTTTGCCACCATGTCTTTCCATTTTCTTCAACAATCGCCATCTCCTTAAAAATCCAGCCCTCCGGATATTTCCTTCAACTTATTCTCCGTCGCCTCGCGCAGTTTCAGGAGCTGCCCCGAGGTCAGCTTGTCCAGTTGAACGTCTCTTAATTGCAGTACCTCTCCGGCGAACATCAATCCCACATCCTCATCATCCCCGAAGCATTCTTTTAGTTTCTCTCGCGTAGATGCAATCTCCTCTTTGTAACCGATAAACCGAACCGTTCTCTCAGCTTCGGCCCGAGTCATGGTGTCTTTGTCGGTGACCAGGTGTGGATGATATTCATCCAGCTTCGCCCTGATTTCCGATTTTTCCGCCTCGCTGAGAGCTGGTGATTTAAGGCTGAGCAGAATCACATTCTTAAGGCCGGCATCAAGAAGATTAGTTCCTCCCGCCGAAACACCGCCATTCTTCTCCGCCTTGAGTGCCAGGGAGATTTTCTCCAGCTCTTTGGGTGGAAGCTTGTCGAACGGAACAGTCCCGGTTGCCTTCAAAGATTTCCGCAGGAAATCTTGTACCGCATCCTCATCTCCCTTGAAGTGTTTATAAACCGCCTCCCGAACAGATCCCGTCACTTGAGAACTTGACTGGGGTTTAGGCTTGGACTTTCCCGGAGTTCTTCGCTGACCGCGCCCCACCTTTCCATCATCCTTCCCTGCCGTATCACCATTACCCGTGCCAGGTTCATCAGCGAACTGATCAGATGTGCAGGTGGCAATCCTGATCACCCCCACAAATGCGCGCTTCTCCGCCATCTGCAGGAACGTATTGATCTGATCCTCCGGATTCGGATTGTCCATGCGGTATACCAAATATTTTCCACCCGCCTTAGATTTCCGCTCTTCCGACATCAAGCTGTTTTTATCTGTACCGGGTGGCAGGTTACTTTCAAAAAGCCATCTGTACCGATATTTGTCCTCCCTGCTGTGACAAACAGCTATGAAGCGCCCCATCTCAACTCCGGATGGAACATGCACCGCTATGGCAACGACCTCGTAATAGAAAACCTTTTTGTCCCAGTCCAATATCCTGTTCTGTACTTCAAAGCTGACGCCGAGCCGAAATTTCATTCTCAGCTTTTCAGCACCCGGCTTTTTGAGTTGCTTTATTGTCTCCCCTCTTTTCTGAACCAGATCGTAATCCTGACCCGCAATCAATCCCTCAGCGATGAATCTCTTCGTATCCTTCAGTATCTCCCGGGCAGACTCCACGCTCAGGATGTGTTGCGCACCGCCCATCTCGGCCAGCTTTGCCAGAGGATCGGTGGGGGAGCTCTCTTTGGTTTGGGGGGTGAGACTATCTGTCTTATCTTCTTGTCCCGTCATCTTTCATCTCCTATAGCCGAACCGTACGGTTCGTGCCTTTGAGTATTTTATTACTCCTTGATCTCAAGGTGGAATATCGGTTCACCGGCAGGGACGAGCCTTGCACCTTCCGGTTCTTCCGGGAGCTGCAGAATTATCTCCGCACCCACCTCGCCATCCTGCAAAACCTCATCCAGAAAATCGTCCTCAATTTGTTCCGTTTCAACGGCTTCGCTTTTTATGTCAACCATTGTTTTGTCGCCTCCGTAACAAGGATATAACCATCTGATTCCAAGCTCCCTTCGGCCCGACGATAGGGCCGAGGGGAGCTTCTTTTATGCCACAGCCAGTTCTGGTTCCTCGGCTGTTTTTTTCTTTCCCTGCGGATTGTGATCTGGATCCTCAGCTGGCACTATGACCGGTGTGATTCCGCGCTTCTTCAGTTTTTCAATCTCCTCCTGCCCGGTCAGGTCAGTCACTATCCGTTCGATCCGGCTCACCTTGAAGGCGTGGAAGATGCCCGGACTGTAGGCGGTAGTCTCCACCCTCCCCATCCCGTCCACCTGCTTTGCGTGAACCTTCTTTCGCATGGCCCGTGGATGCACCAGCAGAATCCACGTCTTGCCGATCTCGATTTCCTTCGGCACCGCCGAGATCCGCTTGGATACCCCCAGTCTGGCCGATTCTTGCTCAAAAACCTCTGGGGTGGGATAGAATTTCTCCCCAACCCACATCAGACCGACGAGGCTCAGCTCATCGCTATAGCAGATGGGACAATGCAGTTCGTGGCAGGGAGAACCAAGGTATCCTTCCAGTTGACCAGAATCAACGTCTCGAATCAAAGCTTTGCAGTTTCCACCGAAAAACTCCTTGCCATCCAACCACCGCACACCCCTGGCAGGCCTGATTCCCTCGCCACAGACCCGGCACACCCCGACCGAATAGGGTAGCCGATCGCAGGTTACACCCAGCCCATCACCGACCAGATACAGACCTCCAACCTTCCGGAAGCCACAGCCTCGTTTCGCCTCTATGCTCATGCTTCACCTCCTCTCAGATTTAGGTTCAATTGACCCTCTGACAGAGAATACAAAAACCTTCCCCTTCCCTTACACTCACACCGAACCGGTATCCCATTGGCCCTTAATTCTGCAACAATCGAGTTTACAGCACATACCTGCGCCTCCCGCATGATTTCAAGCGTAGTATGCGGTCCTCTGCACAGAACATTAAGAACCCTTCGCAGTCGATCGGAGTTTTCAATTCTTGCGCTATGCACCCCTATCTCCCCTCTTCAGCTTTTTCTACAGGCCCCGATGTGTGTCGTCGCCTCATCCGCTCCATCTCCTCCTCATCCAATAAAAAGGTGACTGGCCGTCCCGGTACCCTCTTCATCTTTTCAAGCCGCTGGTGCATCGCCCTTTTGCCTTCTCTATCATTTTTGGTTAACCTTTCCATTACCTCTGACATCGCTCCCCCTATTCTATTAGGATGATCCACTGTAACCCAAACTCCACCATCAGGAAAACAAATACCGATGCGGCAAGAACGTCCTCATTTATCTCCGCACCATCACACCGCCGACCCATCCTGCACCAAACATGCTTGGCGCATCTCATCAGCCTTCTCAGCACAATCACCTCCTCTCGAACCAATTGCCGTCTCCACAAATTCTACCAGCGCATCCCTTTGCGACGGTGTCATGGCATCAACTTGCCGGTGTAACCGCATCGAGCCGGCTACATTTTTCTTGACAATTTTTGACATCACCGTATATTGTCCTGGGGGATCACCCGAAAATCTGAAAGATCCGACTTGGTCACCGACTTGTGCAAGCTATCAGAAGCCTGTGGATCGACGATCTTTTTCTTAACCCGATCCTGTGCCTGGCCACTTTTCGTCGCTCCAGCAAGCTCCAGTCGATTTATAAGGCTATCAGAGAGGTCTTTTATGCAAATCAGTGGAAATCCGGAAACGGGACATGATCTGAGCCCGTTTGGACTGAAGCAACCCTTTTTCTGCTTGGGGCAGTATCCTAATGCCATAGGACCACTCCGGGGACAGAGGCGGTTAGATGTGACGTATTGCTTTAGGCGATCATCCATAGTGTCACTTCTGTATCACTTCTTGATGACAGTCCTCGGGGTGTCGTTTCCTGAGTTTTTTCTCATACTCAAACAATCTTTCAACTGTCCTTCGTGTGGGCTGTCTATCAAGCTCTTTGTACAACAATTTGTGAACTGTCCCCGCGGACAGTCTCATGTCGTTTGCAACCAACCGGAGTTCAATGTCGTTTTCCATAATAAGTTTTTTGATAAACACTATAGTCCCCAACACCTTACCGGACGGAAGAACTGGGTGCTTACTGGATTTGCGCTTAAACGCTATAAGGCCAGGATGTGCTGGTTGAATCTTCTTTTTGATCGCACCATCGCGATAGCTTGTTCCATCTGGATTCACGACCAATATTCTGATAAACGGATACGTTTTCCGCACCAAGTCAATCTTTTGCCTGTTTTGATTAAAGGCCTGCCTTGTTCCTACTACTTCATAAAAAATCCGATCGGAGGGGACATAGAAATCTGGGCGATATTGGATGCCCTCAACATTGAAAGAAGCTGGCTGATAAATAAACCTTTTCCCTTGACGGGTGAGTTTGTCGGCGAAAATTTGCTCTCGCCAATGTCTTATTTTTTGTATCTTAGATCTCATTGTTGCTGTACTTTCTCCGATTCTGGCACGAAAATTTCTTCAACCTTCATATCGAGGGCCTTTGCTATCTTCAGTGCGGTTTCGACATGGACCCCCTTGTTGTCCTTGACGATTTTGCTAATGTGCGCGGGATCAAGCCCAGTCTTCAAGGTTAAATCCATATATGTCATGCCTCGTTCATCCAAGATTCTTTTCAGATTATTTGTCATTCGGATATCACTCCTTTCTTTTGTCGGTGGCAATATAATACTACTTGACAACTTGTCAAGTAAAATTTTGCACCCTAAAGTAATTTACTGGACATACCTTACATACATGATAATTATACTTGACATTTAATTTGGGGATGTTTTCTTTTTATAGTGGATATAGGAAAAGAAATAAAACGGGTAATTGAGTCAAAGGGATACTCCGCTTACAAGACATCCAAATTAACAGGCATTGCGGAATCGCATCTCTCGAAGATATTGGCGGGAAAGTATAAGCCAAACCTGGACACGCTCTTTGCTCTGGCAAAGGGGTTAGATATCGATATCGTGGAATTTTTCGGTTGTCAGCGTAAGTCCACACCTGTGATAGAACACAAACTCGTGGTCTCCCAGCGACCTCTCTATGGAGAGGATGTCGAGAATTTCGTCCCGGTTCCTTTGCTGTCAGATCCCGTTTCTCTCGGCACCGGTCTCGAGATCACCGAATCCGATGTCCAGGGGACATGTCTCATTCACCGTCGCACCCTGCGGAACGTGGGCAAGCCATACTGCATATTTGTGCAGGGGGATTCCATGACCCCTGTTCTGGACAACGGGGATATGGTGGCGGTCGACGTCACCAGGAAGGACTCCAAAAGACTCAACAAAAAGATAGTGGCGTGTCATACCGGTGATTTCCAGGTGACAGTCAAGCAGCTCCTGGTGGTGGAGGACAGATTCCATTTCAAGGCGATTAATCCACGCTGGGAGGAAGAACACGCTCCGCTCATAACCGCCCAGAAGGATGGCTTGATCCTTGGCCAGGTGGTCTGGGCATGGAAAAGGTTTGAGTGAAGGAAAATCTGGGATGAGAATACTTAAATTGATACTCTTGCCCTTGGTGTGTTTCTCGGTGTCTGTGTGTTCAAAAACGACAAAATCCCCATCATCGAATATAGAAGAACCGCTGGTAAGGTTTACGAATGAATCGGACTATCCGAATGCCCAAATTACTAAATATAGACACACACGAGGTGAAATAAGTATTTTTAAACAACTCAATCAATATGTGAAAAAAGGAGATACCGTCATCTTACCTAACCTGATAGATGGAGATAACAAGGCATTTAGAGATAGTGACAGGGTAGAAGTAACGTTCGAGTGTTATCAAACCAATCCGGAAAGATGGTGCAGTGGAAAGGCCGATGCTACAGTAAACGGAAATATTCGCATCGTCTGCACGGGCCATTGTTCACACAAAACCCTGTTTGCAAAGGCGACGCTCTCTGTTTCTACCGACAAAGTAAATTTCGAGGCAGGAAGAAGTGTTGTTTCTTTTGAAATTGAAAATATGGGAGAAGAACCTTTAAACTGGACCATCTCCAAGTCAGAGGATGATTGGTTTGCTGTTTCTCCGACCAGTGGCACCAACGATGCTACGATTACAGTTACAGCATATCGTGACTCAATAAAAACATTGGGACAATATAAGGCAGAAATATACATAATCGGCGATTCGTCAGAAGATACAGTGGATGTATCTATCCTTTGTGGAACTGATGGTTTGAAGCCCTTTTCTTTTCCAGACAGATGGGATGATGCAGATCAAGATAGTTTATGGGATATGACCGAACCTTACGATCCCAATATCACTGGCTATGAAGCGTCAAGTAAAGTCGGAGATCAGATGGTCTTAAAATTAAGGAGTTCTGTTGAATTACCCAAGGCGTGTTATTATTACGCAGTCTGTTTTGGTCAGATAGGTAGTGATATGATATACACGGGCGCAGATTCTTATCGACGGTGGATATGTGAAGAGAGCGAACCCTTTATTATAAGTCCAGGCGATCAGCTTTACATAGAGGCTGGCAGCATGAAAGGACCAACGGTTCAGGGACTCAAATGTTTAATCGATTTGGATTCCACGGCAACATGGGATTCAATCTCTTACACGGTTGTAAATTCTGTCTATCCTATCAGCCCCCGCATAATCAAAGTCCCCGTCTTTGACCCAACCCTAGATGGGCAAAATTGTGTCACGATATCCAAGGTTCTCATTCTATATCAAAATTGAACTTGATTACATCGCGTTCAGGACGGTTGATTATGTGTTCCCATGTTTTCAGGGTCATGTGATAGGTGTTGCCATCATAACCCTTTAGCTTACATCTGTTCTTACTGTCAAATTCTGGTACACGCAACTATCCTATCCTTATATCGTCAGATAGTTATAGTTTCCTTAATTCAGTTCTCCAAAATACAAGACGAACATGTTCTTAAATTGGTTGGTGACGTTTATGATTTAGGGTTTAGCCCAACCCACTCTTCATTCTTAAGATATGTGGATGTGATTATCTGTCAAGAGGAAAAAACCGCGCCTAAAGTTCATCGTAACGACCTATCATTTTCCTTTTGTCCTGGGCGTGACCACTCAATTCTATTAACCATAGGATGATATAGCCCCACCCCCATGTTTGTCAAGTTCTTTTTTGGGAGACCCACCCTCGGCTGTCATTGTAGGAAGTCGGGGATCTGCCAACAGGTGTATTTAGTTTTGTCGCTTCCAACATCGTACTTTATCCCTGTCACCATGAAGGCTGCCACGCCTCTTAGGTCTGGCGGAAGCAGGTCATGGTCAATCTTCACTAAATCACCTATCTCAAGCTCAAGGTGATCCAGACCGGACTCCCAAGTGAAAATATACTTGCGGAAGCAAAACCACTCGCAAAGCCACTTGATCAGATTCTCCGCGGTAGTCTCGGATAAACCCGGGTTGCCTCTGTCAATCCAACTCGCCTCAAAATAGAGCTTCCGCTCAAAGCCATACTTTATGTAGCTCGTCTGACACAGAATCGGATAGCTGACCGGATCGTCTGACTCAATACCTACTGGTCTGTCGGCGTCATACAGGTTGTCACCGTTGCGGTTGAGGTAATAAGTGTAGGCGAACGCCCCGTTGTGCCAGAGCCTCATGTATGCCACCTCAAATGAATTGTAAACTTCGTCAAGCGGCGAGAGATCGACCTTGGCCGTGCCCTCAATCATGGTGGTGCGATCTATTGTGTCGATTATGCGGGCCGAGTCTAGGGTCGGATCATAGCCAAAAAGCTTCACGCTTTCCCTGCCGAACTGATCAAGCGTTTGCACTATTCGAAGTTGCTGGCAGATTTGTCCTATGATCTGCCTGCTGTCTTTCTGCGTGTTAATGATATTGCCCAGATAATCATACCGCCGCCGGTTAGATTCATCCACCTCCCCCAGCGCATCAAAGGCATCCATATCTATCTCTGCGGATGTCAAACCAAGCTCGTCACGATATATTGCCTCTATGATGTAGACTGATCCGCCGCCTCTCCCGATCGCATCGTCGTCCTCATGCCACGTGGTTTGGCTTCTCCCTGAATCCTCAATCCAATCGGGAAAAGTAGCGCCCATGCTGTTGACGTAAATCATGTCATGGGATTCAAGCGAGTTAAAGGGTTCTATCTCCCGTTGCCGCCACATGCGAGGTTTTTTCGAACCTGGTCGTCTGGCCACTACGATCCACTCAGAAATTGGTTGTTCGGTTGCCACAAGGACGCGGTTAATAGCCAGATGCATGTACCTGAATATCTCGGATCCCGATGTCATCTCAACGCCAAACTCCAGATCAAGTATCTCGTCAATTGTCCAGGGATCATACTGATCTGACTGATCATCAGCCGATCCGTGCGCCGACTTATCTGCTCCGAAATCATACGTGAATCCATTCGTGCCCGAGATAGCCTCGCCCGTGGAGAATCCACCAACTCCGTTATCCCATCGTGGATTATAGTATTTGACCGTCCCGGCACCCGAGAACACACCGTAAAAGCTGACATGGAAACCCAGCACTACTTGCTGATAGAGCGTTTCGTGTAACAATTTGCCGGGGTTGGCTGGAAATGGACAGCGAACATAGACCTTTTCTCCTGCGCCGATGGTGATGTAGGTGGTCGATTTATTATCAAACAAGTGGCCAAGATCCTTATCGACCGGATCACATTGAGACCCCTTTGCGTTGCATCGAGAGACTATGTAGGCATAAATAGGACTCTCGTTTTCTCCTGAAACATCTTCTATTTTTTTAAGCGTGAATGTGGTTGGTCTGCCAAATACGACATCCTCTGGCGGGTGGTTTGCGGAAAGCACTTTCATTAACGTGCCATACCTGTCGGCATCAGCATAGTAAATACAGACAGGGTAGAGGTCCATATACGGAAACAGTTTGTTCTGGCTCACCAGATATCTGCCACAATTTTGATCCACACAGATGCATGGCACATACGAAGAAATGCTCTGGCCCCATGTGGCGTGACTCAATTCTCCGTAGAGCAATGGAGCCACTTTACCGATGTTGCTCGCGGGTATGTTGGGATGGTCCTTCTGCGAGAGAATCTCTTCGGGTATCAGTTTGTGCCGCGTTACGCTGAGAGACTCAAGCGACAGCGTGAACTCGGAGTAGTCGTACGAGTAATCGGACACCACGAATGTGTGAACGAGGATGAGGTCATCATAATCAACAGTATCGTCGCTCGTCAGTGCCAACCAGATTTCCACCTTTCTCCCCTCTAACGTGTAGGTGGCAATATATTCATCAAATCTGACGTCCTGATCGTCGACCTGAGTGTACTGTGGGTTGGACAGGACCACCTTCATAGTACCAACCGTGGCTATGTTGCCCCCTTCGGATATGTCTATCGATTGCTCAAATGTACCCAGTCCACCCTCAGAGATTATTTTGCCGACGAACACCCTATCACTTCCACCATCCCAGGCGGTGACCGTTATGTTCTTGGTGGCAAAACATAGCTCGGGCAATGAGTCTCCGTCATTGGGGATTATCCGAACCAGTTTGACCGTGCTGACACTGCCAGCCAGCAAAGCAATTATCCCAGAAGCGAGAATCTTACTCATAATCTTCCTCCATCACCATGCGGATCTTGACTAGGTTGCGAGTGTGGAATTCCGGTGGCCCGAATCCGACCATTCTAACCGTATAGGTCTGATTAAAATTATCACAGAAAGTAAACTGTTTTAGAGGTCCTTCAATATGATCACAATAAAAATTCTCCAGATCCATCCATCGATAACCGGGGCTGTCTACAATCTTCAGCCAGGCCGTCACGACCCAGGTGCGCTTCCTATCTCCTCCGAGCTCATGCTTATAAACCTTTAGTTTCTTATCCTCTGTCCTGCTGACAGTCGCTGGCACCTCATGGTCAACTGGAAAGGGCACGACCAGGGCAAGGTCCAGATAAACGGTTACATCATCACCAGCAGAAGAGCTTTCTCCCGCATATAGCAAATATGGTGTGCTTTGTGCATAGTCGCACATGCCCGACAGGGATATGTCCGCACAGGTTGCATTGCCGGTCTCCACGCTTCCGGTAAAGATACCGGGACCGTCCGGCTCGAACCTGACAGTAAACTCGGCATATTGTCCATGGGTCAGAGAATATGAAAGGTCGCTCTCTAAGAGGCTGAAATAGTTTTCCCCCGAGGCCATGCTGACCGAGCCACTCAATGTGCCGCCACCGTTGTTGGTGATTCGAATGGTGAGATCAGAATAGTCCTCTGGCTCTAACTCTCCAAAGTCCAGACTGGTGTTGAGCAGCGAACATACCGGCGTGTCATTGCCAGTGCCGTCAACATCCAGATCGGCGCAAAGAGCATCACCGGTCTCAACCGTTTCGTCTTTGAAGCCACTGCTTTGCGGAGCGAACCTGATGGTGAACCACTGCTCCTCGCTGGGGCCCAGGTCGTAGGTCGCTGTTCCCTGGATTGAAAAGTCTGGGCCGGGAACCGACACCGTCCCGGTCAGGTTTCCATCCCCCGATTCACCCGTATTGGTGATCTTAAACAACTGGTCGTCATAGTCCCCGACATACACCGTGCCGAAGTGAATCGCGCTATAACTTACCTCACATCCAAGAGCCATTATATCTCCAATTTTCCTGTTCTGACTAAGTTTTCAAGTGCTCTTTTTACCGCATCCTCAAAGTCAAGGGGCAAGGTTAATCTTTCCGCTCGACTCATCTGTCCGAACGAGAAGCCACCCATATTTACATTGATTATGGTCTGTTCCCTGCTCGGGATCCGGTGTTCTTTTCTCATATATTCAAGGGCCGGGATGCCTACCGCCTTGACGGTCGGTACGTCTAACATATATTCACCCGGCTCACCTATGATCGGTACGCTATCGCGCCCGGGTGTTCCACCATGAAGCAGTCCTCCGCCTTGCATCCCCACCAATCCTCCTCCCTTAAAGAACAGACCAAAAATCCCGATCCCCGGGATACCTGAAGCACTCTCTATAGCCGCTCTTTTCGCCGCCTCTTGTGCCGTGACCGCCGTTTTGGCCTTCTCTATGGCGGTGTGCCGGGCAAGATCGATCAGACCGGTAGCGATTGCCTTTGCCAACCACTGAGCCAAGACGCTGATGACGGCATTTTTGAAGGCCTCGGCCGCATTCTCCAGGGCGTCGAAAAGGTTCTGCCCGTTGGCCGCCATGTTGCTGAACGTGTTGGCGGCAGCCTCTCCTATGCTTTTGTAGATTCCGATCTTAATCTCATGGTTCTCTATCCACCGCTGTTTCGCAGCCTCCGCCTCCGCTGCCTCAATTGAGGAAATCTGCTGATAAATCTGCATCCAGGCATCGGAGAATTCCTGCTCGCCAGCCAGTTTCTCTTGGAGACGAGCTATGTAATCCTCGGTCGAGATCCGCCCGGTTTCTTTCAGCCAGGTGTAGTAGTTCTCTGTCCTCGTCTGCATCTCATCCAGCGCCCGCTGGAGATCCTGTTGCGTCTTGTCCAGGTTCCACCATTCCTCAAGAGACACCGGTGGCGGACCCGGAATGGCCTCATATTGCACCGTGAGTTTCTCAATCTTCTTTTGCTCAAGTTTCTGCACTTCGACAGCGAGCGAGTCTTTGACTAGATCAGCCGATACCCCTAGCTTCAATAAACCAGCGGCTTCCGCTTCAAGTTGCTTGAGCCTCGCCATCTCATACTGATCCCAAACCGCCAGCAACTCATCCCGGCTTTTGCCGGTCTGATTCAGCAGATTGTCCAACAAATTGACCTGGGCATCCAAGAGTTTTTGTGTGTCAATGGGAGGCGGAGGGGGGCCTTTAAGCTCTTCCATTGTTGGGCCGTGCATCATTGGCGGGGGAACCCCCTTAAGCTGATCCAAGTATTCTTGTAATTTCCCCTGTTCTTTCTTCAGTCCCTCAACTCGCTGACGAGCCATCTCTACTCTGTCGCCATAAATTTCAAAGAACCTACCCGATAGTTCCAATATGGGAAGGAAAACTGCCTGCTGTCCGGTCAGCTCCTTGAGCTTATCCGAATAGAGCATGGTGAAGCCATAGTAGGGCTCAAACACTTCCGATGTACCCTGTATCTTCTCGTAATATTTGGTCTGCTTCTCAAGCCCAACATTCAAGTCCTCAACTTTTGCGGTAATCTCCGCGATCTTTTTATCTGTTTCTATTTGTAATAGCGCCCTTTCGGCCGACAGATTTTTTCTGAGCGATTCCTCGTTGAGCCTCAGCATGTTCCCATAACGATCATACTCAACGATAACGCTGGGCATGATGCTCAGAATCTTTTTCATGATGCGATTGTATTCGTTCTGTTCGTCCGCAGTTCTGGCGGTTTCGTTTTTCAATTCCTCGTATCGGGCAATCACCGCATTAATGCTTCCTTCAGACTCATCAAACACCCCTCGCTGTTTCATGATAGAAGCAATCGATGTCTGGAGTGGAGATGCCAGCGCTGTAACCGCTTTCATGAAATTTTCTGTCGCATGGACCGCCAGCGACAATGCTGGTAGAAAATGATTCCCCACCGCCACCGCTGCCTCCTGGGTATATCTATTGAGCGATCGATACTGTTTCCCTGCGGTCTCCATGGCCGCCTCGTATGTCCCCGCCACCCGGGCGGCTTGTTCCATCACCACGTTCATAGTGGCTTGCCGTTTTTCCACATCGGTCAGATCCTGTGCTGATTTCCCGATGGTTTTTGCATAGGATCCGTAGATTTCTGTCAGGTCGGTGACAATCCCGAACTGTTTGAGGAGAATCGGCTGTTGTGCCGCTATGGCATAGGTCAGAGTTTCTGTTGCCTGGGAAGAATCCATCTGCGCGATGACGGCAAGATCCTGTGCAGCTCTCACTATTTTGGCAGCGTCAGCTACATCGAGCTGCGACTGCATGAGCCGGATCAACAGTGTCCTGGAAGCCTCGGTTGTAATACCCAGCGCCTCGATTTTCTGCTCCTCTTGCGCCAGATATTGAGCGGAGTAATTGGAAGCTCGACCAGTATTTTCCAGCACCACCCCCAGCTCTTCGACCCGCGCCGCCACCATGGTCACATTCTTGACCACTCCCGCTATTTTACTGGCGGCAAAAGCGCTGGCAAAAGCTGCCCCAACCCGCCCCAGCATGGCGGTTGTGCTGCGGGAAAATCCGTTCAGTTGAGCCTCTGCCCGGGACAGTCCGGTCTGCAGTCCCCTCGTATCCGCTCCGATATGAGCTGTAAGCGTACCGATATTAGCCAACCTTATTTCTCCTTTTTAGTCAGCTTTTTCCTCTTAGCCCATCCATAAATACCCATCACCACAGCCTTCATTTCCTCCATGGACTGTTTCGGCTTGGCCACCATGTGTTTGGGCATGAAGTCCTCTATTTTAAACGACCTGCCTTTTTTGCCCCTGAACACATTTGCAATCGTAGTCGCTATCATGGCGACCCTGTACCATTCAACTTCATTTCCCCAGGGCTCCAGGGAGAAGAACGCTTCCCATTCAGCTATCTGACGGGCATTGAGTTGATCCAGCAAAAAGTCCGGATGTGGACACCCCAGCTCAAGCGCTAATCTGAATGCGAATCTTCGCCTGGGCTGGTCAACAAGTTTTTTGCTATCTCCCCCACCTCTGCTGTCGAGAATCCCGAAAGCCTCTGTGCTGTCGGAAAGAGGCGGTCGATTGCCGTTGCCGATTTTTCGCTAAGCAGTGGCACATCCTCGTCGGTAAAAATCTTGTTGCCCGCCTCATCCACCACGCACATCGCCACCACCCTTGCTCTGAAATGATCCAGGTTCCTCACTCCCGGCTTCGGAAATAGAATCCTGTCTAAGTTGTCCCTGTCTCGCGCCGTGGCGGTCTTCAACCGCACCGGTCCACCCCACTCCGGCACGTCCACCTCCTGCATCTCAATGTCTTGTGCATTAAGAATTTGATCTTTGGTTAAGATCTTCATGGTACCTTACCTCACTGTTACACGGTTAGGTTCATCTGACAGCAACCGTAAAGATCACCCCTGTGTTATGTGGTCAAAGTCACTTGGCCAGTGATCTTTATGGTAACGTCTGCGCTGATCTTGTTATCCGTCGGCACGGACAATCCCAACCTGGTCACAAATGCCGCGAATTCGAGCGTGGTGGCTCCGGTATCTGGCAACACCACCTGGTAGTTGTGCGTGTCATCCGATTCATAATCCGTCTTCATCTGGTTATAGGTGTCGATGGTGAAATTCATGGACAAAGATACCTCGCCTCCATCCCTGAAACCACCGATAAACTCGCGATACCCTCCGGTTGAGTCAAGGCTCGTGACATCAATCGTGTCCCGCGCCAACTCTGGTCCACCTATATTGCTCACCTCGGCTATGGCGGAGAACACCCCGGACTCTGAATCCGACTCTCGCTTAAACTGCGCGCCTACTCCTGCTATGGCATCACTCATAATGCTACCTCCTTTGGTTTAAGTTCTGTTTCCATCGACGCTTGACAGTGCAATGGTTGCGCCCAGCTTGTCATATTTCTTTTTTCTGCACCGCATCTCACAACTATGCGTTTGTCCTGTGCAATCGAAAATTCATCGTCAATAAGGGACGATGATTATCGTCATATCCTAAAAAGAGAATGTCTCCCATAGACCAGATGCCGATATAACGGGCCGAGTTAATTTCGTAATTAGTGGTCCCGTTCAACGTATCCCGTATCGTCTGAGCGAGCAGGTGTGCCTCCGAATATTGTCCTTTCGCACCCCTCACCCTTATCTGTACGTGGGGACGTTCATAAACGAAATTGGGCGCCAAATCGTCTCCCGAAGCATCATAAATAGCCACACACAGATCCGGAGCGGTTGGCATCTCGCTCACGAAAAGATTTTCCGCAAAAGTTAAAGAAAGATTGGAATCAGCATCCAACATGTCTTTAATGTCAACGCTTGGCGGATTCATACGCCTACCTCCATGGCTCCGCACAGCTATCCCGCTGGAACGGCTGCCCTCCTGCGGATGATGTCTAAAATTGCCATTCTCTTTTCAATTAAAGCCGTCCCCAAAAACTTCCATTGTCCTGGCGGATGGTGTCGGGCCGACCTCTGAAAAACACCAGTCATAAACGGGGGGGGGATTTCATGCACGAATATTGCATAAGAGGCGGTATATCCGATCTCTGCTGCTGGTCCCCAAAGTGTGTTGTAAGCAGTAGTGTAGGCAGATGCCTTCAGGTTCTCCTTATCAACTGGTGTCAATTCTTGCGAACGCTTTCTCACAACAAGTGCCGCCTCACGCATTCCCGCTCTGGTCCGATTCTCAATGTTCCGGATCTCCCGGTTGAGGTTTCGAACCACATCATTGATCCCTGTCACTTCAAACCGCTTCATAGCAGCGCCTTTCTGATCACAATGTCCGCCCTAAAACTGGGAGTTTTCTCAAACCCCCTAATTTCATATGCCTCGGCTACAATCAGCGGATCCGACTGTTCCGCCACGGAAAGATCGTCCAGCTCGCCCAGATACAGATAACCACCACAATCCAAATCCTGGTTTACATAAACGCCCGCCTGTGATCGCTTCTCCTGTCCGGACGAATCCACATATAGCTCTGACCGCTGTTCCCATCGACAATCGATTTCCACGGGGCTTTCACCAAACGACCGACCCCCGCTTCCGTCGCTTTGTGGATTTCCCCAATAAACCGCAACTTGGTTCATCGCCTCATTTAAAAAGTTACTCCGATGCGGGCTCATCCCAGCACCTTCAATTCTGCAGGTCCCTTGGCTCTTGAGATCTCCGCCAGCTTACCATGATGATCCAACAGCATAACCTGCTGGCCGTAACGGGTGCCATTTAGACCCAAATCCGTCTTTCCATCATAGGTCACCTCGGCACCACCGAGTTTCTCTTTTGCCACCTGCGGATCTTGAATGGCTACGAAATGGGCTGATAGCCAAAGCTCAATTTCTCGTAACAAATCTGTGCCGTAATCCTCATCAGAAAGGGTCGCGGCGATTAATACGTTGGCCGATTTCAGAAACGGAGCGATTTGTTCTGCGGTCAAATCGGTGCCAATTATCTCCTTAACCGCTGCTTCGGTGACTCTCTTCGCCATATCACCTCCTATGCTCTTACCTCAAACACTCCCCCCTTCCACAGGGTGGGCGCGATTAGATTTCTGACCGCAGCCGGATCCCACCTCAGACCGACATGCTCAATCATGTCTTTGGCTCCACGCAGGTCTCCCCGAATGACCCGATACGGCCATATTTGCCACAGATTAATTCCCTGATCGACCATCTCTTCAAACCTGCTCTTATACTCGCTTAACCATTCACGCCACCCATCTGCCGTTTTGTGGGCGTCCATGAAACCGGTCATCATGCATGAATTGATAATGCCCTCATCGCTGCGTCGCACCAACACCCAGCGGGCATCGGGAAATGCCGCTGCCCATATGGGCCACATCAAGCATATTTGCGACCCAGCAACAAAGAAACTTGAGTCATCGCTACGATCATCCAATATTGAATGCACCTTAGATGACCACCACCCTTTGATCTTTTCAGCAACATCCCCACACTTTTTGATGTCGGGAGGATGTTGGGCGTTGGGATCTGCTCGTATGCCTCGCAGAAACGGTTTTATCATGGATTCACGGATATCTATGTTTTCCATAGAACCCCGATGATCTGGTCGCATCGAACGTGCCGTTCTGCCGCCCGATGCCCCACAGACCTCAATGATACTGGCCACAAAAGAGATGCCCGATCGGGATGCACCGGTCACCAATATGATCTTGTCGCTCATATCGTTTTCCATCTGTTATAGTATCCGCCGCGAATCATGGCCTGAATCTTTCGGCTACCCAGCCACGCCATTACTTGGGCCCTTTCACCAGCTACCGAGTGGCACCGGGCCATAGTTGCGGTGCGCGCCAGAACTTACTTTGGCTTCCCATTGGTCTGTTTGCCGTCCTCCGTCTCATCACCGGTCTTGGAGTCTCCGCCGGGATCGTCGGCGTTGGGTCCGGTGGTCCCACCGCCCGTTTCTGTGTCGGGTTTCGCCTCCGCCACACCCCGTCGCTCCATGGCCCGAGCCTCTTCTTTGGTTAGTGGCTCGTCGTTTATGGGCTTTCCGGTGGCATCGCTGATCACATTGTACTTTCCGAAGCCGATATGCACCGCCCTCAACCCCACTTTCGGAGCCGGTGCGGGCGGATCCGGCTCAAGCTGCTCGAACTTGTCCAGAGCATTGCCCAGCTCGTACTTCTCGCACCGGATCGTATCGCCGGGACGCAGCACCTTCTTCTGTCCGCCATGACTCATGATGTGCTTGCCCACATTCTGTCGCATTCTGAATAGCACAGACATCTGTCCTCCACAGGGGAATCTGGTTTGGTTACCAGTCCCCGGTTAGGGGTTTTGCGTTATGATGCGTGAACGATTCCGCACCGACCATCCTGGTCGGCCTTGAGGCGCGGCACCATTATGGCCATCACCTTGTGATGCAGGGTGAAGCCACCCGGGCTTTCCCACGGCACATTGGTGATGTCCATGCCGATGACCATCTCTACCGTCCGGCTGGACAGCTCGACCAGAACCACGTTGTCGGCGGTGAGCTTGGGCGCGACCTTGACGAACTCGATACCATCGATCTCGGCGATTCTCTGTCCGATCGACGTGGTGCCGTAGGTCTTGTAGTCGTCGCCCATCTTGCCGGCATAGCCGGATGGAACGTAGAGTCCCCACGGTCCGGGATGGTTGTCGTCGATGCTGGCCTGGATCATCTCCAGCACTTTGCCGACGATGATTGCTCCGGTCGCAGCCGACTCATCCCAGTCAGTGCCCAGGCTGATCGTGTTCCGGTGCTCGAAATCGGTATAGCCCCAGATCGTCCCCGATCCGAAGGTGTAAGAGCTGGCGCCGTTGAACAGCACCGTCTCGATCTTGTCGGCCACCTTGAAACTCGCGGTCTGGGCCTGGGTGGCGTCCAGAGGCGTTCCCGCCTTCCGGCTCGCGTTCAAGCTCCTGATGTCGATCTCGAAGTCCTTGAACGTGATGGCCATGGGGAGGTACTTCATGACGAACTCGGGCTGATCCTTCCTGCCCTCCACCTCCGGCTTCATCGCCATCTGGGCATCTTCCTCGTCGCTCATGGTCTCCCATGCCAGCACGGGGTTCGCCATGCCGTCTAACGGGAATACCAGTCCACGACTACGCAGATCGTTGACACCGACCAGGGTGGGCCGGGCTATGTCTACGACCGCCTTGTCGTAGTACTGCCATTCCTCATGCCGCAGGGTGGTGGCGTTGTTTCTCAGCGAGTTCACGTTGAACCCGTTGGCCATCAGGTGGGCAGCCACACCGCCAAATGCTCGCCCATTGATGATCGCGTCCACCTGGGCATCCGACAGTCCTTTTTTCATTGCCCTTTCCTTTCGTTTGAAGTTAATCCTTCTAAAACTGTGCTTTGCCTGTGCCCGGGCAGACTACCAGACCTCGAACCGGATCCTGCCCGTCATGTTCACGGCCTCGAGCGCCTCACCGACGATCGAATTCACCGCGATTTCGTCCACGGACGCATCGACATGCACTACCCGGAGCGTGCCGTCGCCGGCGCTCTCCAGCTTGCTGCCGATCGCGGCGTTTTCGCCGTCTGCCAGCAGGCCGTACACCTCATCACCCGGCTTGAAAACTCCGGTCTGGCACTGCTCATCGGCCACATAGGCAGTGTCGATTTCTCCACCGGCCAGCTTGTTCTCCAGGAAGAATCGCTTCTGGCAACTGCCGCCAGCCGTGGCGTGTGCCCGAACCTTCCCGGTGCTCATCAGCTCGCAGAGATGCCCCGGAGTGGCTGCGGCGTTTGCGGTGTATTCCTTGATCTGGGGAGTTCCCACGATCGCTATCGTTTTGAATGCCACGTCAACCTCCTTATCCCAACAGGTTTATCTGCTACTTATCAACCCTCCCCACATGCCGGACCGCTATGCCTTCGCCGGCTCATAGGAGGGCGGCATGGCCGGAACCTTGTCTTCGCGGGCAGCCGGACCTCCGGTCTGTCCGGAGAAGTCCACCTCTACCGCGGCCAGGGCTGTGATCTGCTCGAGCTCACCGATGGTCTTGGCCCGCAACTGCTCCTCGGTGAACTGGTTCCGCGCATTGGCGATCACCGCCTTCACCAGTGCGTCCTTGACCGCCTCGTCGCGTGCCACGGCCCTCGACAGGGTCTCCTGGATCTCCGGGGGTGCCGCGGCGATGTACTCCTTGACGCCTACCGGCTTTTTGTTGCCCGCCGGCTCGTTGTCGACTTTGGGCTTTTCGGTTGCGGGCGGCGTGTCCGGGGCGGCGGGTTTGTTCAGAGGTGTTTCTTTGCCTCCCGGTTCGTCCGGTTTCTTGGCTGGCTCGGACTCGTTGATACCCAGCTTGTCGAGCTGTTCTTCCGACAACGACTCCAGCCACTTCGCGTCATCCGCGGTGAACCGGGTCTGCTCACACGCGATGAGAGCGTTGATGCGGTCCTTTTTCGGGTCCATCGTTTTGTCCTCCACTCGTTTCGGGTTTACAAGATTCCCGGTGGGTCCCACCGGTACATAGTTTGTCTCTTCTCTCACCTCCTTCGCATCGTCTTTAAGGTTCACCTCTCCGGTCTCCTCGTTCAGCGTGTAGCCGCGCCGGTACATCTTGACCACCCCCTGTGACACCCCCACTTCGCTCGGGTTGGTTCCCTCCGCCACATAGACCACACTGTCATCAAACACCTCCCGCACCCAGTGGCGCCAGCCCGGATTGTCCAGAGCATCCAAGACGCGTTGCAATTTTACCCTGATGTCTTCGTGGCTCATGTCGAGAACCGACAAGCCAAGCGCCGCACCCACATTTCGCAACGCAGCAACCAACTTCTTCTTCAAACCGACCGATTCCTGTGTCTCCAGTCCGGCATCGAAATGCTGATTGAGCATATTGCGCGCCTTATCCTGCGCCGACTTTTTGGCCGTGTCCGGGATATCGGCCTGACTGCCTCTGCCGCTGATCACGGCTCTCAGGGCACCCTCGTTCAGCTTTCCGGTCCCGGGATTCACCACGGGAAACATGAGCAGGTCGCGCTCGTTATCTGCTCCGCCCTCACCCAATAAGGTCTTGCTGGCGATCCAGGTTTTCATCGCCGCTGGCGCATCCTGCACCCGGGACGGAACGTCCTCTGGTCTGTTTCCCTTCGCTCTGTAATAGGCGTCCCGGTAATCGGCAAAACCCTTTTTTACACCTGCCCATGACACCGATTCGGTACCGTCAAACGATGGTGTCCTGGCCGTAGATCTGATATTGAATATCACATTCATGTCACCTCCATTTTGAGTTTGATTCGATCTGATTCCACATCCGTCCGTCCAGCTGCAAGCTCCCTCCATGCCTGGCAAAAGTGCTAAGTGGTCCGGTCTGAAGTTGCTGACCGTTGCCTGATATTCTTCACCATGCCACATTCCCGGCACTCCATCTGTGTCGAACCAAAGCCCACTCGACACCTCCAGGGGGTCTCCGTTAAGAATGATGGGCAGAACTGCCGGATCAATCTTTTCCGCCTTCTCCTCATCAATCCACACTTCTCCCCGAAGTTTTGAGCCATGAGCGTCAAACCAGACATTAAACAACCTGCCCACCGATCTTTCCTGGATCACATTTGGTCGATTCGCCGGGATTGCCATTCCATATTCTTCCGGATGAAAAACCGGGATTGGGATGCCGTTCCAGGATTCGGGGATATCGGCCAACTCGCTGGCCGGATAGTAGTAACACCCGCTCGCACCGTGATGTACCCCTTCCACCAGAATCACGACCGGGACCACGGCGTGCCGACGACCCTCAAACATCTCGTAGCGTACCGGCAGGCTGGCCTGCAGAGTTTTGATGTTCAGTCCGTAGTTCATGAGTCTATCCCGTTTCGAATTTTCAACAAAAAAAGCCGACCCACCCGTTAGGGCGAATCGGCGTAAGGGTTGACCTTAGTGTCCGAGTGAAACTATTCGGCTGTTAGTCGCTCAGTTTTGTCTGTGTGTCCTGGAGCTTTTTAATCCTTTCTGTTCAGCACAATCTCTTCTTTGACCACGACTATTGGTTCAAACGTCTTATATGTCTTACTGATCCCACCCCGATAGCAGTTGAATGAAACGTTCCCGGTGAACTTCCCCTCCAACAGTCTGACGAAGTAATCTATGTATGTCTGGGTGCGTTTGTCAAGCACACTCTTTCTTTTTCCCTCACCTGCCATCGCGTCACCCCTCCCTTTCCTTCACCACCGGTATTGCACAACACCGGCAATTACCAGACCATGCTGTCTTTCCGTTTCGCCGTACCCATAGAGTGTGAAATTTCGCCAACTCCACACAGAAGGCAGTGTCATCATAGTCAACCAACGTACGCTTCACTCTAGATTCAAGTCTCGCCATCTGCGTTCTGCATTCCCGTATAAACCATGTATCGAAATTCCCAGCGTATGCTCCGTTCTTGTGCTGGACAACCTTTCCGGCATTCGGATAACAATAAAAGCTGGGGCATCGCCCTGCCTTGAGAATGCACTCACCAAGACCATCCGCCATGCGTCGAGAGGATGTCATGTGAACGATCTCTGGAGAAAAGTCCCCACCCTTCCAGGGCTTGCATTGTCTGACGTGGCCGTCTCCAGCCGCGAAACTATCAAGAAACACTCTGAGATAGGCGGGTGATAGTTGCTTGACCTCCTCCGGCACATAACGCACGGGTTGTTTTCCCTGTGGAGCAAGGTACGCGTACAGTTTATCGTTCCAGAGGGCGACAGCAGACGCGCGCCTTGAAGTTCTACCCAACAGTGAGCATACCTCGGCAATTCTCTCATATTTGTCTGGATTGGCAGTAGAGCTTTGGCTAAGAACAATGACGTTTTGGGAGAGCGACCCTTCAGACAGCCACCATCCCATGAATTCGGCGAATAGGGCAGTCTCAATCTCCGTACCGTTGACCGTTATTGTGGGTTCGGAATAGCCCGCCCACCTTGATGAGCGATAAAACATGCTCTCCTTTGGGACGGTAATGGCGTCTATAAATTCCCAGGATCGCGGTGCTGTCCATTTGCGCTCGCGCCGTAGAGTGAACATCTGATGGTTCTCTGTAACCAGCATGTCGAAGGTGCGACTGAGAAATTGAACCATCTGCTTTTCCTTGTGCGCGAACGTCCCCACTACGGGCACATATTCCAAATCGAATGTTTCAGGATTAAGGGACAGACAATTATTGTTCACCTTGACACGCTCAACCGGAACGAAGCCATCTTTCGTGTAAATCTCCGTCCCTGCCGCGTACGAATTCGGATGTGCAGGGACCATCCCCTCAATCTGGTCCAAAGTATACGGACCGGCCAGAGCCATTTCCTGGCAGATCTCACACACATCATAACCGGCAGTTGACCATTCAGCCATAACATCAACCTGCATCTCTTCGCTGGCTTGTCTGTATTCAGCCACGGTGGCCACATGGTGGGCCCTGATCACCTCGGTTCGCGCTATCATCCGGGCCCGGGTGATGCCTATCTTGTCAACTCTATTCGCCACATCCCTCATGAGCTCGCGAGCAATATCTCTTGGATTCTTGCCTTCTGCCAGTCCCCGGGCCAGTCCGGTGGTCAGGCCATCGGCAATCAGCCGTCGGATCTGCGCACCCATCACCTGTGTCACCGACCGCAGGTCCTCAAATGTCCTGGTATAAATAGCCGCCACCCTTTCGGCATGGAAGGGCTGGCTCATAATGGCTGCAATTCCTCCCGGCATATTATCAAGGACTGGTAATTGATAGCCCTTCGCTATCAGCTCTGCCCTGGAGCGACGTATGCCTTTCTGATAAGCAGGGTCGATGTAAAGGTTTGTCCAGGGAGATCCGGCTGGATCAAAGTGTACTCCTGGTCTTTGAATTATTTCCAATATTCCCATCTCAACCTGTTCTTGTAACCATGCCATAAACGCGGTCACCTTATCTGGTGAGCGTGGAAAATCAAACGCCCTCCACGAAGCTGCGGAAAGACTCGCCAGGGATCCGGGGCTTGGTAACATGTCTGGCTGAATCCCAAAGCAATCACGCATCATAATTGATGTCTTTATGTCCCGCTTAAGCACATTGAACCGCCGATCCATCTCAGCCACAAATCGTCGCCTCAACATGGTGGTCCGTGTCGGATCGATGCGGAACGTATTGTTCAGTGATAACCGCTCATCACCGATACTTTCCACACTCTCACATATACAAATTCTGCTCATCTCACATCTTTCCGCTTATCTCACGATATCGTGCCGTCTCCTGGTCTGGCACAGTCGCAGTGTCCTCGTAGATAAAGTAGGGACCACCCACAACCGGATGCTTGAACTTGAATATATAAACTGTGCCAGATGGCGAATAGTCCGAGTTTGGAACCAGATCAAACGACCATCGTCCGTTCACGCCAGTAGTGTAGGTTTTTCTATAGGGTGAGATTGGATACCCCTCATATCTCAGGATCGAGTCCTTTGGTACATCGAGCCTGACCGCTATCTCCACGCCACTGAGACTGTCAAGCTCAAAGTCAAAGATCTGATCATAGACTCGGCATTTATTAGCCACCGGAGGAGATCCAACATCAAAGGCGGTGCCGTAGAATACCGCCGTGGTGTCTCCACGCAGATCCAATGTTTCGGGAAATGTAAAGTTGTAACCAAGTTCTTGTAGCCATAGCTTATAACTATTTCCGGTTGTAAGTGGGTCCAGGTTGAAAAACGCCAGGCCGTCTCCATTGGTAACACCTGACCGAAGGGTTATACTCTGAGCGTTGTTTTTTATGGCTATGACAACACCCTGTATTCCAGCCTGAAGCGAACTGTCTCGAACTTCCAATGTGCAGGCAAATTCACCAGAGCCGATACCAGGGATATATCCCTGATTGACAAGGGAATCAATTATCTCCTGTGCTGTTAATCCGGCAGCCGATCCATGAAAGGCCGTAGTATCAAGAACGCCAAAATACTGTGGTTCTCCTGCTGTAGTATCTCCGGCATATACCGCCTTATAGGCGGCGGCGAAACTTCCTGGGAATGTTGCAATATAAACCCCATGCCATTCGCCACCGCCAGTGCCAACCATAGCAACCCTTTCGAGGTAAACGCCACAGTGAATAATATCAGCAACCATTGTGTCCCAGGGAGCCATCACATTGTTGACGTGCGTAGGGTAATAAAGTCCGAGCGTATCCCCCACCGTGATGTCTTCGGAGTAGACGTTAACCCATAGAGCGCAAAGCAGAATGAACGCTACGGCTAATCGTTTCACAGCTTTCTCCTTTATATGCCCGTATACCATCCATAGGTTAGATCATGGAATACAGTATCGTCTGTTGCATCACAATTAACAATCATTTCGATTCTGATCCAGTCACCAGGAGATGCGTTAGTGCTAAATCCGGTTATGATTTTATGCTCCCAAGCTCCAGCCGTATTGAAGGCATCCAGAGAATCAATTGCAATGGCTGCCCCACCATCCGCAGTTCTCTTATATACCATCACTTCAATTGAGGCATCTTCTACTGCTAATCCAGTAGTCCGAGCATTAAACGCTATAGTATCAAGTCCATCTCCATCACACCCCATTGGCATACGAAAGCTGAAAATTAGAGCGGTGTCTGTTGAATTATCGCTGGTAGCGGTGTAGCGAATCGTCCAATCAAAATTGTCTACAGCAACAGGATAAAGCATTTCAAGACCACCTGCTATGTTGCCTTCAATTGCATTTACAGGCCAGACAAATCGCTGGATATAATGAGTTGCTAACGAATCATGCACGTCTGCTTCTGAAGCATCTCCATCACCAGCAATAAAGACAGCCCAATTGGCAGTTATAGTATCTCCAATTTCACTGTTCGTCGCATAACCAGGAGTGTTGGCATAAACCGAATCATGGATTGCAGAACCAGGATCACCACCAGGGGGGGTATCAAATGTAGGAGCGGCAGACGCGCCGTTAGACCTGAGATAAGTTCCGTCTGCACCAAGAGCTAATTCAACCCAATCCGCAGTTCCATCATCGCTGTAAAAGACTTTCCATGTTCCGAGATTATCTTCATCTAAATAATTCTGACCCGAATGATCTCCCCAGGAATACGCTGTAGACCAGTCAGACGAATCCGGCAGGTCTTGGTCAAATAAATTTGACGATCCCTCAGTTATATCATCCGTAGAAACTTGATGCGTGCCGGTTCCCCAATCCATGTGATAATCCTTGATTCCGTCGTGAGTATACTTGAGCGCAGAATCAGCCACGGGAATGACAGCCGTTGTCGTTTCAATCATCAAGTAGACCATCTCCCACAGGCTGTCAGTCCACAACACTGTAGGAACGACATGCAGGGAATCACCGCGAGTAATAGTACCATAGCCAGGATTATTGCCAACACCTCCGACTGTTTTATTGATGTAAGCCCATACAGGCACGTAGAGAATCATACAGGCGACCATGACCATCAACAAGAAGGATATTGCGTCGGGGATCAAACTCCATATCTTTCTCAGTTTTTCAGATGTTTTCAACTTCCCACCTCCGTTAAAAGAGTTAATTGTTTTAGTTCGTCTTATGTGTCTTTTGATATTAGCATAATCAGCCCTCCTCTAATCTTCATGAAACCAGATTGTTATATCAAAAAATGTCACCGCTCCACTTACCGATGTTGTATGCCAGCGCAGATGGTTCTTGGCTGCGATCCCTGCATTGGTGAAAGAACCAATGGCCTGATAGGTTGTAGTGAACGTCCAGTCTGCGTTTACAATGGCTACCAGATCAGTATAGTCCCAATCATATTCATCGAGTGCGCCCACTACGTTAGTCCCGTCTGAGCACTGCCCGAATACCGAATCGATAGTGATGGCAACGGGAGTCTTCCAGAGTTTGAAATCAAAGGTGTTATCTATATTGGCAATTGTAAAACTCTTGCTTTGAGGTCGATTTCTGATATATTTATTTGTCACCAATGTTGAATCTGCCTCCACCGCACCCTTATAGAACGTATCTGCCCACACCCTACCATTCGATTTTATGTTGTCTTCAACATACAGGTTTTGATAAATATGCGCTCCCGCCCAGACTGTAAGGGCAGAATCCGCAGCTAACATTACCGATCCTATGGCGAACGCACCCGCGCCTTTGACTCGCTCATCTGTAAAGGAGACGTCTCCCCCAGACGTTCTGATCTCAAGATCACCTTCGACCTCTTCAAAATCCACATACTTTGTGGTCAAGTCCGCGCTGGTGGTAATGCGAAACTGAGATTCATTGAGTGGCTGCGATACTATCAATCGAGCATTCTTTATGATTATATCGTCTAAGAGAGTACCGTCAAATATAATCCTGCCGGAGTCTGCGGACATACCGATCCACCAATCATCCTGCATTACAATATTACCCGTTATGCTATCCGTGAAAACGGCATTTTGTTGTTTGCCATGCACCCTGGCAACCTGAGCCTGTCCGCTACTGACAATAAATAGCAGGCTTACCAAAACGAGGATTGTGATTTTCTTCATCCATTCTCCCTATAATTATGACCTGACCCGACGGCTCCGCCGTACTTGTGCTGTAAACTATTACCGCCAGCATGTCTACCGAAACAACCTGCCCCTTACTCCATGTACCTGCGCCTGAATGTATTCCAAACGGAATGTCGACAGGGAAAAAGAAATTCACCCAACCATTCTGAGGCCAAGGTTCGGGAGGTTCTTGACAGATGTTTTCTAAAATCGCTATTCTGTGCGTTGTCTCGTCAGTCGTCAACGTCCACGACGTGTCGCATGCATAATATCCGCCTTCTGAGTCGCAGTAAAATCTTCCCAGGTAAACTTCGCGTGTACTTGTAGATGTTTTCCCTTCAAAAAGATATGCAAGCGAGTCAAGGTCTCTTTCCAATGTGTCCACAGCATCTATCTTAAAATAACCCAACTCAAACAAACTAATGAAATCCGCAGTTACATAAACATCGTCACTGCTCTGCATGTTAACCCAGTTACCCGTCCAGCACGTATCACAATCTTCCGTGCATCCAGTCGTGTCGCTATATAGGTACAGTGTGTCTACTCCCGTCAGGGTAGCCTCAGCATTGGACGTACTGAGGAATAGCAGAAGCACACCAAATACCACAGCTATAATACTTTTTACACGCACAAGGTTGTTCCTTTCCCCATATTAGACATCGTTTAGTAGCGTAGTGCCAGAACGTGCAGGGTGGTAACATTTCTTCATACTGTATGCCCCTATGTTCGTATAGACTAAGTTTGGGTGGAGGTAAACCAAGCCTTTCAGCAGCGTTAATTAACCTTATCCTCTCCCCTTCTCTTAGGGGAACCTTAAGCGTTCTACAGCACATCCGGTCCAGGGTACATTGGTCACAATTATCGATACAGTTTGGTCTATCCTCTCCCCGTACAATCTTGGGCACACAGAGAGCCAGACCTGCACAGGGAATCAACTTGAGAAAGTTACGCCGGTTCATTTAACGTACCTCTGATAAGCTTCTATGAAATCCATTACTTTACCCGCACCAGCAGATGTGTTATAATACTCTTTCCAATGCGCTGCCATGCCCTGGATATCGTTTTCTCCCGGGAGGGCTTCGGGAACGATCCTATACCTCAAACGAGCCATGATAATGGCCAAGCGGATATCCCACTCGAGCTCTTCCGGCAGCCGATCGATCAGCTCAGGATACTTGGTCTGATAGACTCTTTTCAGCCACCTAAACGTCCCCGGCTCCATCTGAAAGAATCCCAGCGCTGGACCTCCGCCCAACTGTCTCAGGTGTGTGCCGAATCCGCTCTCCACGGCTGCCGTTATCAATTGAAGCTTAACAGCCTGGGGACTCAGGAGAACCGGATCGAATATCCGGAGCGTTTTCTCGATCAGCTCCTTGAACTGATATTTGTTCAGGCTCACTTTTTCTCTCTCTTCAGGATACCCACTATGCCCATGACGAGCCCATAAATAACCATCCCGGCTGAGATTACCTTGTCCAGGTTGTCTATGATTTGCTCCAGGATATTCTGATCGATCTGTGTCCCAAAATGGAGAGAGAGAACTGCACCTGCCAGCAGGATCACCATTCCGATGAACCGCCGGCTTAGATAGGGAGGCCGGTCCTTCCCGGTCTCCTCCCGATATACCTGATTGATATTCTTGAACATCCCGAAAAGCTTTAGGTATGCAATGAGTTTTTTCATTCCGGTTTTCCTCCGATTATCTTATTTGCGAACGCCTCTATGGTCCGCCACGCTTTAAGTTTTCTCAAGGCTTGTTCTATCCACCAACATGGTGTCCGCCACCCATGCTGGTGGTATAACCAATCATCAAATGCCCAGGAGAGCAGGAGTATGGCTCCACCGAGGAGATATCCTACGGTAGAGAGGCTTCTATAAGCCAGGGCGATGCAAACCCCGGCCAGGCAGACAGATCCTCCGAAAATCCCGATATAGAGATGGTGCAGTCGCTCCCACTGCATCTTCTCTTTAAGCGTTTTGATCATCTTAGGCCTCTCCGAACCACTTTCTCTCCTAGGCATGTTTTGTGGTGAGATCTGTGCGGTGACCTCACTGTTTCTCTGCTGGCTTGTTCAGATCAAAAACCAATCCCAAACTCAATCCGAACGATGCATCCCCTGCAATGTTTTTATATCCTGCCTCTCCATACCAGTGCCCGCCTATCAACTCCCACATCAGGCCAATTCCACCATCCATTCCGAAAGAATTCGGATCATTCGACTCTGCCTCATGTGTCAGGCTGAGTGCGGTAAATGCGTAAGGATTGATAAGGTTGGATGCGACATTCCGGCTCATCAACATTACAGAACCGGTATAGCTCTCAACTTCCTTCTCGCTGTTAAGGTTGGCAAAGCTGACTCGACCCAATAGCTTGCTGTTGAGATATAGCGGGACCAAGCCGGAGGCTATGGCAAACCCGTGAATATCTCCAACCTTGATCTGGTCTGGTGTGCCAAATGCTCCACCGCCGACCATTGCATATCCATTGTCGAGAACACCGGCGGCACCGGGAACCGACAATAGGCACAACAGAACCGCAAAAAGCACGAGCTTCTTCATAGCTCCTCCTGGTTAAGGTTTCTTCCCCAAATTATTCATCGTTTTCATAACCGTGTCCCTGTTTGACAATCAGCTCAATTTCGGAAATAACCTCCTCGCTGAATCCCAGCACCTCCCTCAAAAATATTTCCGGGGGAACAACTTGATCTGCACCCATTGCATCCACGTAATTCTTCAATGCCATTGATGTCTGTTGTGCTACCTCTGCATTTTCTTTGGCAGAAGTGATGGTAAGCGATGGCCATTCCACGGCATATCCGCCAGCTGGCCTTGGCAAAACTCCCACGGTTATGAGTCGATCAATGAATGGTCGAAGAATAACGGGCTCGCAGTGCTCTCGACGTCTCTCATCTATTCTATCATTCCAAGCCCTTTCATCCTGGCTTGATGCCAATTCCCCACGCTCGGATCCCATGAGAATTCGCTTGGGTATCCGTTTGGCACAGGCGATCAGATCTATAAGAATTCCAACGTGGTTTGAAGGATCGGAAACTTGTTGTGCAAGGTTCTCCACGCTGATGCCACGGAGGCGTATGTATCGCTGGAGCTTGTGCATGTAATCTTCGATCTCATTTTTTAGATCATCAAGATCTTGCTTTCCCATTGAAGTACCCGGATCCTGCTTGAATCCATAGCCCGGGAAAGCGCCCCGCCAAAACATCTCCGAGGAACCTCCTGCTACGCGCTCCAGGTCGATTAGTCGATTCAGTACTGGTTCAAGGCTGGGAAGGCCCAGAACATTGTCCTCCAGGCAATCCTCTGCGACATGAATCACCCTCGACCAATGCACACTAGATGACAAATTTCCCTCTGTTGTGTGGGCTTTCATTGTTAGTGAATATGTCGCGGGTAAGCCGTAACGTGGATTTTTCTTGTCGGTTTCACTCGTAGAAATAATTGCGTTGGATTGTGAATAGGGCATGAGATAAAGCAGGTTTTTGGCCGATTTCGCCTCTCTGCCCATGTCAATACCATCATCAAGTCCCATGAAAAGTATCGCGAAACAACCAATTGATGCCATTTTGTCCACGCGAGAAAGGTAATGATAAATTCCCTTTGAAGCCACCAGGCTTCTCCATGCCTTCTCAAAGTCCGTATCTTTTTCTTTGCTTTCCGTAATCCGTGGTTTTTTTCTCCAACACGCCCTGACCGGTGCATCGATTATTGCCCTAGCCACATCCTGACGTTTGTAACAGGCCACGTAGTCATCAAAACCGGGCGACTTGGGATATCCCAAGGCTTCGTATATGTCTCGTTTCTCGCCAAAAGACATGCCCAGTCGCGATGCGAGGTTGGCCCGGCTCGCCAGGATAGATGCCATTGCAAACAATGCTCGTTGCTCATTCGCGGAAAAACCACTCTCCGAAGCTTTTTTCTTCGTCACTCTCGTCACTTCAATCCTCCGGATTCAATATCTTTTCGGCGTTTAAGGGTTTGCTTGTTCATTGAGTTTTATCCCCCAGCAACTTATTCACGTCGCGCCGGATATAGGTTAAATCCTTTTCGATTGCCGTCAATCTGTTACTCTCGTTTAGGCAATGACTGGAATAGTCTTTCTTAAAACTATCGATCTCTTTCCATATAGATGCGACATGGTTATCTTCGAACTTGTGCTGTATCGACCGCAGTTTAAGGATGGCTACCACTACCGCAACTATCGCCACAACTAAACTGAGAATGGCCATTATAATGCTAAGAATCTCCGTCACGATTTTGCAAGCCCTTTAAGTATTGTTTCTACTAAGCCATCCCTTCTCTTGTGTTGACTGTTAGCGACGACCCCATGTCCCCGCCTTTCTCATAGATGTAAGTATGAAAAAAGCCCCGCTTGAAGCGTCCACCTGATCAGCCACACAACCGGGCGAAGCGTCAAAATTTTCCAGCTCGCGCAAATATGGCTCATTCCAGGATCCCGCCACCAACTTAACGTTTCCAGCTTCGGCCTGTGCGCTAAATGGTCTACACCTAAGTCCCTTTGATTCTCTCACCGGGTTAATCTGCACGTCGTAGCCTGCAAGCATCCGCGCTATGGCCTCGGCCTGCGCCTTGCCGGCCTGCCCGGGATCCTGCTCTATTCCCACAGTGATTCCATGGCCATCTTGAATCGTCAGATTTTTAAGTTGCTCCTCTACGGCATGGGACGATCCCTGAAATCTCACCACATCAGTTATATAGAACAGTCCGTTTGCAGCTTGCCCCATCTGAACATTGGCTGTCCACGATGCCTTCGGGTCGTCAGATGCGGCCAGATCCCAGTATCTTACCGTATCGATTAGCGCTGGAGATGCCGACACTATCTCAAACCAGCCTCGTTGAAAGAACATCCCCGCCGATTCCCTCGCATTCCAATTCCCCTCCAAGAGTCGCAATCGATCCACATGAAAAAGGCTCTGCAGATTACCCATATATTCTGGATTTTTTTCCAGGCCCAGCTTGTTATCCGTTACACTGCCTGGTATAAATGTGAAGGATTTTGGAACGGTTTTGGAACCGTGTCGCTTGATGAGCTCCTTCGGATCATCTGCCCAGTCCGGCGCATCGTCCTTAATCACGAACCAGCGGATAATCCCTGACCGGGCACGAATCGGATATCCAGTCTCCTCGTCAATCCACCAGCCCATGAAGGATCGCAGCCAGTGATCCGGGTTGGGATTGCAGGTCGCCCTGATATATGGTCTCACGCCACACATGGATCGATTTCGACCCACCAGATACCAGAACTGGCGCCACGAGAAATGTTCAAGCTGATCAAAGCCGATATAGGGAATCTGTGCCCCGTCCCACTGATAGCGGTCTTGTTCATGTTGCATATGTGCAAAGTTGACCCTACAACCAGACGGAAAAGTCCAATCCAGATCCCCCTCTCTAGGTATCCCTCCAGCTAAAGGATAGATTTCCATTGAGGTATCCCATAGCCCGCCCTGATTCTTGATTTGCGGATAGGTTCGTCTGAAGATGACCGCACCGAAATGCGGGTTGTTGATGTGTCGCAGCGCCTCCATCAACAGAGCATAGGACTTACCAGCCCATGCAGCTCCTCCATACACCGCAATGTCGGCCGAAGTGGCAAGAATTTGCTCCTGCGGTCCCTCCTGGGGCTTGATCACCTTAGCTTCTATATCAGACCTGATTGTTTTCGGCATCTTTGTCTCGCTCATTGTCGGGCAGGTAAATTGTGACGTTTGATGGCAGAGGAGATCCACCCGGTCCCGTCAACTCGTGGCTCTGCTGACGGTAGTTGGATCGGTGCGCTTTCAGTACCAAACTCATGCAAACATCAGATTTCCTCCGTATATAACCGCACACTTCGCCTTTATAGAATACCGGTTCCTCGGTTCCGTCCAGTGCGCGTCGCTTCGCCTCGTCTTCGATCACGTCAATGCCGCGATCCACCGCCTTGTCCCAGGCCTCGGCGAATTTTTTATCGGCTGCGCGTTTGCGGTACAGCGCCCGTCGCGATATGTTCAGATCCTCCGCAGCATCACAGACGATCCCTCCGTTGTTAGCGACGATCTCAAGAAATTTCTCCATAAGCTCCCTTGTAACTTTTGAGCGTCGATGCCCGCGGATTTTCTTTGAGGTTGGGGTCAACTCCCGGCGACAATAAAAACATGTCTTGGCATTCTTGAATGCCATCGCGCCACACCATGGACATTCCTGCTTCTCCAATGCTGTCTTTTTTGGGGTAGTGATCTTAGCGGCGCCCCTGCTCTTCAATTTCTTCTTTTTTTTGCTCATATCCGTAACACCAGGATCCCCGGCTTGTCAAGGTGCGCCTCCGACGTCGTCACCTTCAGTCCTGCGAAGCAAAGCAGCGCGTCTCGGTGCCAGAAATACCATGATCGATCGCCGAAAAAGACGCAGTCGATCCAGGGCGCCATACATCAATATCATAAATAAAAGATGCCCGACGTCCTCCCTCTCGATTTCGTCGGGCATCCTAGATGAAGAGACGGGACGTTCCCTTCATAATTCTCTACCTACAAAGAGAACGTCCCAACTCTTGTTACGACAATCCGTTCAACTTGTCAATACCTTTCTCCTAATTACCGCTTAAATAAAGAGTTACGGCTGTTTTGTTGGTGCACCAAAATGACATCCGTTGGTCTTTCCGTTGAGAAAATCATGTTCCAACGTAATTTTGCATTCTAACATATCCTCCTCATGCCTCTTCACATAAGCGCTACGTTCTGTATTTACTGCAAAGGGAAACTTCCGTCTCTTCCCAAAAAACTCAAGTGCCGCTTTCTTCTCGATCCAAACGGTTCGCGTCGCCTTCATGGGTGAGCCTCCCGGGCCGCATTAGCCATCTGACCCCTTGGCGTAGTGACGATTATGTCCATCGGCATCCTCCCCCTTCAATCTGTGTGTTCACGGTCGACTCTCTCCCGCAATCCCGCCACATCGTCGATATGCGGGATCCGGCTCCGCGCAGCAAACCTATGTTCCTGGTTCCGCCATCTGCCCCGCTCCCATCCCTCTATCAGATTGCCAACCTTGGCCTCTATGGCCTTGTATTCGGGTGTGGTGACCACCCGCAGCGAGATCTCGGGGAATAGTATAGCCATCAGTCTGAAATTCTTGTTGTGACTGCGCCTGAGCTTCCCCACCGTCTCGACATACTCGACAGTCCCATCAAGTCGGGTGACCATGAAATCGGGCCTATAGCTTCTCTTCTGCGGAAGCCACCTCTCTTTCCATAGGTCCGGTCTCTCCCCAGCTCTCCGGTGAAAATCGAATCCTTTGGGCTGATATACAAAACCCTTGTTCTCACCATGCTCCTTCAGCCAGCGCAGGTAGAGGTAGTAGTTAAACTCCATCCGGGAGGCGAAATGAATCAACTCGCCATCAACCTCACGCTTCCCAGCATAGGCATCATATTTGTGTTTAGACATTATCCTCCTTGTCTTTCCAAATTGTCTACATCCATCGTGTCCCCTCGCAAACCACAGCCTGCACAGAGCATCTTTTACCACCTTCCTCGTCACCAACTGTTCGTCATTGTGGGTCATGGGAAACCTCCCGTACTTCGTGACTCTCAGGATATTGTGACCACCAACGTACGGCCCGGAGTGGGATATGCCGGTTCTTCCTATCTTCCAACCGAAGCCAAAGTAGATCACATCCGAACCTAACCAGACTACACTCAAACTCTTCCAGATAGCCATCCCACCATCTAACGGTTACTTTAATCATGGCTTCTCCTATTCCAAATTCAACTTTTCTGTGTGTTTGAAGCTCCAGTTAAATCCACAGGCAGTACAAGAACAGCGATAAGCAATTTCAAATACACCCCCTTTGCTTACCAACAGATCCCAATCCTCTCGCATCGTTTCTTTTTTTTCCTCCTCCTCCTCTTTCTGGCCTGCAAGATACTCTTCCTCTGTAACCTCACCATATTTCGGTTTGATCTTTGGTCTCCAGTTCTTATGACACCGGGGACATACTCTCCAATTGTCTGCACTCATTTCTTCTCCTCTCCTTCCTGGGCAAGCTCGGCGCGGGCTTGAGCTAAAACATGTTCATCATTGACAATCACGTAAGCCTCTGGATTATCTACAATATCATAATCCCTAATCACGATCTCCCACGCCTTCGCCTTCTCGCGCATATCCTCAATCTCTTTCTTCGACATCGGCTGGATGGGGAGGCGGCAGGAAACCAAAATCCGCTTGATTCCCTCAAAGTCTATGAAGTCCTTATCGCCAATTCTTTCCCTGCCATCCGATTCTGTGGCTGCGTATATCGCCGCGATTACTTCATCCCCATCCACCGCTCCGAGATTCTTGGTCATTTATCCTCCGATCTTAGCACCATCTTTTGAAACATCTGGACATGGACAATCGTTCCGTCTCGTCTTTGCACAACCCAGCTATCACCAGTTGCGGCTGGTGTATATAGAACCTTAACCCGATCTTCCCTTTCCGTGTAATCCCCCAAGTAAACATCCACGGTGTCGCCCACATCAATTCTCTTCTTCTCATTCATTTCTCCCTCCTCGGTTTCTGGTGGTATGTCACCGCGTGCTTCCTTATGCCGAGTTCATAGTCTGTCCGTAGCTTGACCATCCCCAGCAAGTGTCTCGCTATGTCCTTCGACCGCTCGGCAAATTCTTCCGGAGTTTCTCTGTCCGAGTGCTGCAAACCGTGCCCTTGTTTTTCTCTATACCTCTGCCCGCACTCCTGGGAGAAGTACATCTGATCGGGTCGGAACTTGCTCGGCACGAACCACCTGCCGCAACCACAGGGACATTGCCGACGATCCAAAGTGTTCTTCATACAACCACCTTTTCATTATGCCCTCGACCAAAGCCTCCAATTCTCGGTCAGACAGGACGCTTCCCTCGTTCTTCCGTCAGTGTCCGGGGGCGTGGGTCAAAGCAAACTCCCCGTATGCCCCAATCGCCCGTTGCATTGCTTGACATCTTCTTCGTTAATCTCAAAACCAATGAACCGTCGCCCAAGCTCCTTACAGGCAACCAGCGTGCTTCCCGATCCTGCGAACATATCAAGAATGATCTGATCGTCTCGGCTGACCAGCCTGACAAGGTACTCCATGAGTCTTAGGGGCTTCACCGTTGGATGGGTCGAACCACCCCGTTCACTCTTAGACGCTTTCGCACAATAGAAAAAGCGGGCGGCAGAGCCGGAGTCGCCTATCGTTTCTACTTCCCTGGGATATTGTTTTCCATAAACATTGAAACTACCACCTTCAATATGTTGTTTCATCTTTCCACTTTTAACAGTCGGAAACCCCCTCACCACTTCCTCGCTTCCGTCGTGGATCAGATTGCTCGGCCACCTACCGACGGGCGTATTTGCCATGCTTCCGCTTGTGCATAGCGATGTGATCGCCGATCCGCATGACGCACAGGTTTTCAAGCCTGTTGTCGAATCCATCGCCGTTGACGTGGTGGATACAATGCCCGGCAGGGATTGCACCGTTGGCTTCGCGCCAGACTCGGACATGCTCAAACTCGAATTTGCGGTTCGGGCGGTCTCTGGTTCCACCTGCTTCTGTCCAGCAGAGCATCCAATGTCCGGCTTGCTTGTATCGGCGCGGATGTTCTCTCCCTTTTCGCTCAAAGTCGGCGCGGCATTGCTTTGAGCAGAAATGTCCTTTGTTCCCGGTGTTGAACGTCTCCCGTTCAGCCCCGCACGCTTTGCACACGAATCGCAGAGGTTTTGACCTTGTTCCCATGACGGTTCTCCTTTCTTTTCCGTCAATATAACACAAGGCCGTTGGCCTGTCAAGTGGTTATTTGCAGTTACCCTCGACCCATCTATATTCATCGCCCCCGTCCCGTACTTGAGCACGTTCTCGGCTACGGTTCCTTCCAGAGGCTTGCGGGCTACACAGATCAATTCAACGGCTGGCTTGAGCGCAGTGCCCCAGCCCTGCCAGTGCTTTGCGGCATCAGTGGCGGGAAAGGTGATAACTGCCCTGCTTTCGTCAAAGGAGCAGTTGAAGGTGCCGTGCTTTGGTGTTGCTGGTTGTGCCAATTTCCCGACTACCTCTCGCATTGCCTTGCTCACATCGTGGCTCTTAGGAAACCCGCTTCCATAAACCCACATGATCGTGTCCCGTATCTCCCAGCCCGCGTCCTCAATCGCACAGGCCAAACGGTGAAAGGTTCGAGTCCCACCAAAGGCCAAGAGATGCGCTCCGGGCTTGGCTACTCGGAGAGCTTCTAACCAGAACGGTACACCGGGCACCCCCTTGTCCCATTCCTTGCCCATAAACTTTAGGCCATAAGGTGGATCGGTGACAATGCCGTCCACACACCCATCCGGCATCTGCTTCATGCCTTCGAGGCAGTCAAGGCACTTAACCGTATTGATCCAGTCCTTCCACCGCTCGCTCACTTAGTCCTCCGCCAGCTTCCGCTCGATGTCCAGGGTGTTGATCTCCTGCTGAAGTGTTCTGAGCTTCGCTTCGAGTAGTTGATTGGTCTCATAGGCCCGGTCAAGCTCTGCCCGAAGACTGTCGATTTCGGCCCGTAGCTGTTGGTTGGTCAATTCGGCTTCGACAGAGAAATCATAACCGCTTCCTATCGGGCCAAGATTATCGGTTCTCCCGATTCCCGCCAGCAGCACCAGGGCTGCGGCAATAAGAATGATTACGTACTTCATCGGTTCACTCCTTTTTCCATGTGTTCTATTTGCATTATCATCCGTCCGATTTCTTCCGCGATCTGGGGGACGATTGCGTTGCCGAGGGCCTTGAGTCTTGCGACCCGATGTCGGTGAACCCAGGCGGGTAGCCCATCATCCACTCGGAGAAGATTGGTTGCAACTTCAGGCCAGTTTTCTTTCCACTCCCAGACAAAAGAATCTTTCCGTTCGGTTGTTTCCCCTGTCCCATGATTACATTGTGTAGTGAAACCTGGCCGCATCCCCACGTCCTGTCGTGTCCCGTTCCGTCGCTGTGACTCGGTGTCGGGAGCATGGCGATTTGTTGATGTAACCCCACCTGGGCCAGTCTCCCCGTCTCCTTGTCGTATGCCCGTTCGCCCACCTTTGCAGGTTCCCCCTCCTTCGTTTGAAGTCTCTCCACTTTGACTCCCGGCTCTTGTCCTGATGGAGTGTGAAGCATGGCGATCTGATCCTCCAGCTTCCGGAGTCCGCCGCCCTTGCTTGTCCTGATCGGACACGGGCCACCCGTCGGAGTCTTTGGCGTTTGCAACAATCCAAACCCTGCTTCTCCTGTGCGGGGCATTAAGGGCACAAGCTGGAATAACAGGAATGACCGGGGTTTTATCTTTAAGTTGGGGCAAGCTATATCCTGCTTTTTCAATATCTTCAATGATGACTGCGAGAAGCAATAATTCTTGTCGTGTGAATACTCCCTTGTAAAAGTCACTCTGCGACAGGCGCTGAAGTGTCTTGCTTTCCACTTTAGTCTTGCCGATTTGCTCGACCATATAGGCGAGTCCAAGAACATTTTCAAGCACAATCCAGCGGGGTTTGACGTGTCCAATAACTCGGATAGTCTGCGGCCAGAGGTAACGGTCATCTGCCTTGCCTTTTCGCTTCCCGGCAACACTAAAGGGCTGGCAGGGGAATCCTCCGCAAATAAGGTCAACTGAGGGCGGGTCTTTGATTCCATAGATGTCTCCGAGGTTAGGCACGTTCGGCCAGTGCTTCTTGAGGGCTTTGCAGCAGTACGGTTCAATCTCCGACTGCCAGACAACTTGCATTCCTGCTTCTTCGAGTCCAAGATCGAATCCTCCTATCCCGCTAAACAGCGACCCCACCTTCACCGCGCCTCCATTAGCATGGTCAGATCCAGCT